GTATGGCGACCGGGCGTGTATGTGTTCAGCGTGTTTTGGCATCAGGGTGGATGGTCGGAGGTCAGCGACCAGAGCAAAGACCACCACATCATCCGGCTGGAGTCGGGGCCGCTGATTGCGTACCCCAACAACAAACTGCATTGGGTTGACCCGAGCCATCTTTCGGGTAACCCGCCAAGGGACTGGCAATCTCCCTCACAGTCTTACTCGGTGGAGGCACTATGGTCAGATGGCTTGTCGAATGGTTCAACAAAATAAACACGCGACGGCAGTACGAATGGAGCCGCGTACCGCCCCCTAACTGGCGATGCAGCCGGGGCTACCGCGACACTTGGTAAACGATTGGCGAGTCGTCTAAAGGTCGGACAACGGACTTTGACTCCGTGAATGAAGGTTCGATTCCTTCCTCGCCATCACACCTTGCGCTCGAAGTGCGGCACATCCTTGAACGACTTCCAAAATCCACCCCATTGGTTCTTCGGGTTCAGACTCTGCCAATACTCACCGACCGGGGTGAGCGCAGGGATGTCGTAAGTAAGTTTGCCGTCGCGGAAGAAATTGAGGTCGATGGCGCATCGCTTGAGGTGGATGCTGTTCATCGTCTTGGAGCGACCCGTCTTCACATAGATGGCCTGCTGCTCCGGGGTGCGTGCAAGTTCGCCGCCCGTGACGACAAAGCCCAACTCGGTAGCCTTGTTGATGAGTTTGGCGACATCCAGCAGGAACGCCGCCTGTTCTGCTACTAGGCTCACTTGATGGCCTCCTTGAGTGCGTCGGTCTTGTCCTTGCTGCTCTGGCTAGAACCAAAGTAGTAACTGACGATTTGACTGGCAATGGCAGACAGCACGCCGAGGACATAGATGAGGATGTCCTTGCGGCTTGCCTCGACCGGGGTATCGTCGAACATGACCACGCCGAAGAGGACAAAGGTCAACAGCAGAATAGACAACGCGAGAACGGGGGTAACAATCTTGTTGATGAGCGGAGCCTTGTCGGAGTTTGCAATCTGCACCTCACGCTCCCGAGCATCGTTTGTATCCTTCAGCCGCGCTTGCAGTTCTGCGAGGTCAAACAATCTTGTTGATGAGCGGAGCCTTGTCGGAGTTTGCAATCTGCACCTCACGCTCCCGAGCATCGTTTGTATCCTTCAGCCGCGCTTGCAGTTCTGCGAGGTCAAGTTTGTCTTCCTCCAGACGCAACTTCAGCAGTTCTTCCTCATGCTCCATCTGGGCGATTTGAATCTTCGCCAAGTCCTCGCTGGACATATCCGGCTTCAGTTCTACGCCCAACTTTTCCTCGACCACCTTCTTGCCCTTTGCCATGACGGCGTTGGCAACGAGGTTGAGGCCGTTGGAGAGCAACGGTTGGATGATGGGCAACAAGGCTGCGGGAATCATTTCTTCGCCCTCACAGTATCGTCACCCTTGGTCACGGTCACATGGTCGCCTTCGACATCGACACGCATGGGCTGCTCCTTTCGGTCAAGTTTATCCAGTTTGCCGATGAGTTCCTTTATGACTCCGAACTCTGGCTTTTCTTCCTTCACCGTAGCACCGGCAATGCCGTTGAGCATGGAGATGAGCGCGGTCAGCGAGGCACCGAGCAATCCCATAACGGCTGCAATCTTTTCGCTGTCAAGGGCGAGGCTGGACAGTACGCCAATCACCACGATGACCGTGATGTAGGACAAGCCATGCTTACCGATAGCCTTACCGGCTACATCCTTTGCGCTGCTGTTGGCTTCAAGACGCTGAAGTTCAGCCTTGATTTGTACCTTGAGCAGTTGGATATCTTCGCTCACTTGACCGTCTCCAAGAACATCATGGTCACCGTGCCAAACGCAGTCAGCAGGATAAGGATGATGGTTCCACCAACCTTGACCAACAGGTTCTCCATCCGCTTCAGACGCGCATGGATGGCCTCGTACCTGACCGCGCACACTTCCTCGTGCGTAGACAGTCGAGCATCGGTGGCATCAATGGTGGACATCACACAGCCCACGGAAGCGGAGGCGTTTGCACCGTCGGCGCAATCTGCTCTTGAATCTGCGCTTCGACCGCAGCCTGTGTCGCGTCCTTGTCCACGCCGTTGGCATAAATCCAGCCAAGCACTTGGTCTTGCGTGAGGTCAGCATACGGGGTGAATGACCCCTCTGGAGCCGGTACGCTGCAAGTGCTGTAGACGCTGCCGTAGGTGTCTGCAAAGACCCCAGAGCAAGTCCAATGCACGGTGAAAACGACATCGTTGTGACCGCCTTCCTGCGTGTAGCAGTTCATCGCGGTAACAGTCCAAGTGAATACTGTGCTCATTGTTTTACTTCCTTCTCGTTGGGCAGGCACGGCTCGACCTGCGATTTAAGTTTCTGGAACAGGGGATACGCACCCTGACTGGTCGGGAGTGAGCCGACGAGGTTCGTCAATGCGACGGCTTCTTCGAGGGTGAGGGTCAGGGTGATGTCTTGCATTACTTGGACTCCAGAGCGGTGACCTTTGCTTCAAGGGTTTCAATACGCGCCATTGCTTCTTGCAGGGCTTTGATAGCGGCGAAGGTGATGTCCTTTGTATAAACAGTCTTTAGCGGAACACCATCTTCCGGGGTGTCACCAAACCCGTCAGCGTCAACCCAGACAGGCTCAACGGTTTCAACCTGCTGCGCGATAACGCCAAGGTTTACATCGTCGTGAGTTTGGTCATTGTATTTGTAGGTGACAATCTCAAGAGCAGAAACCTTGCCCCACATGGACGCGGCCGGAATGATGTCTTTTTTCGTGCGTGCGTCGGACAAGTCAACATTGTTTGCTTGGTAGTTAGCCAAGCCACCGTTAGCACGGATAGATGCGCGAAGAGCGCCGCTGTCGTAGCAATAAACAAAGTTGCTAGAAGTGTTGTTTGGAGCAGCCGCAGAATAATTAACCGCCAAACCAAAGGGGGTGCTGCTAGTAGTGTTGCGGACAACAGCGGCCCACTTGTTGTTAGCATCCGCAGACAGCGCATGAAAGCCAGTAACTCCAGCAACCGCGACCGCAGCCGTGGCCCCAGCCAAAACCTCGCCGCTGCTCAAAATTCTGGCGCGTTCGGTGTTGTTGGTCTATTACCAAAAGCAAGAACCGCATCCGTTCCATTGATGGTTACATTGCCTCGCCCAGATGCAGAAGTCAGTGCTGATGTCGTCCCCACCAGCAAATTCCCACTCGCATCCAGCGTCATCGCCTGCGTGAACGAGATGGCGTTGCCTGCGGTGCCGGAGGGGGCGGTGTGCCAAGAATGATTACCTCCCCCCGAAGGGCCGGTCATCTGATACCGAGCAGCGCCAATCCCGGTGTACTGATAAATCCAGTTTGTCCCGTTGAACCAAGCACCGTTTGCAACCTGCGTGAAAGTATCCCCCGATGCGGTAGACGCAATTGCTCCGGGGCCAGTAATGTCAAATGACTTGTACCCACCCGCCCATGCGCGAGGCGTTACGCCCAGACCGAGGCTGCCGGAGGCGTCGAGGCGCATGCGCTCCGACGGGGTAATACCGGTGAAAAAAGTAATCAGTCCACCCGTATCTGCTGCCTTGGCAATAACTTGAGTTTCGCGGGTCGCCTCTAAAAACCGCAGGCCGTTTTCGTAAGTGGTGGAAAACTGCGTACCAATAAAACGGTTATGGCTTGTTGCCCAAGTCTGGAGGATGTTCCCGGTTACTTCCAACTTCTGACCCGGCGAACTCGTCCCGATGCCGAGGCCCGTCGAGGTGAGGCGCATTTGTTCGGTAGTGTTGATTCCGAAGACAATATCACCCGCTGACTGCCGCGTGTTGATGGCAAAATCGTCCGTACCGCCACCGCCGATTAACTGATTGGCTATGCCAATCTCACCAACATTTGTTCCGTTGTGTTGCCACGCCGCATACGCGCCCGTCGCATTGTTGAGCAACAACCCAAGATTTGCCCCGGCTTGAAATCTTCCAGTCGTTTCCAACACCGTGCCGTTGAAGGTCAGCGCACTTCCACTCGTCGCCACCTTGCTGCCGTTCAAGTACAACACGCCGTTGGCGGTGCCGCCGGAGAGAACAGGGTTTGCCGTAAAGGTAGCCACGCCGCCGACATTGAGCGCCGAGGTGATGGACACATTGGCAAAGGTCGCGTTACCGGCGCTGTTCAACTGCGAGACGACTTGGAAGCGCGTGCCGTCATAGACGACTACCACCACCTCACCGCTCTTGATGTCACCCGCAGCAAGCGCCACAGACCCGTCACGGGTCACAGCCTTTGCACCCAGCGAGTCGATGTTAAGCGTCACCGCGCCCGTGTTATCGCCTGTAGCGACGAAGTAGAACATCTGTCCGGCAGCGTAGGCGGCAACCACAGGCGCACCCACAGCCGTGATGGTGTCCGTCCCAGAGACGCTCGTAAGCAGTTTGGTGACCGTAGACTGTACCTGCGACAAGTTCGCAGAGTCCGTGGCGGCAGAGCCTACCCCAAGCCCCGTGAACTTGTAGGTGGACATCGGGATGTTAGCCGTAACCGTCGTCTGACCGTCCTTCGTAATGGCGGTCGAGAGGCCGGTGGCAAGGTCAGCCGTCAGGGCGTTAAACGCCGTGGACGAGATGACGGTACCAGAGACGACAGGCTGGCCTGCCGTGTTGATAAGGAATGTACCCGAGCCATTGAAAGACATCTGTGATTACTCCTGTTCTTGACTATTAGGCGCGGTCAACGCGCCGTATGTTGCGCCCGTCATGCCACGACGGCGAATGCTCGGGGGGCGTTCAAGCCTGTTTTGAAGCATACGACTTAATGCAACCGAGCGAGTTACTGGCCGAGCAAGCGGCAATCCAGCAGCCAATATGCCGGGAGCGCCAACAATCGGAAGCATTGATGTTCCGCCTGCCGCCATCGCGGCATCAAGTGCGCTCACGCCGGGGCTTCCATAAGTTTCTGGCGTAACACTTGCTTTAGGAAAATTGCCAGCAAATTGAGCAGCAGTCCGCAAGCCTCCAGTCAAGGGCTTGTCTGCTTTCAACTGTGCTGCAAGTTTTTTAGCGTTAACATTGCCAGACAACTCAAGTGCGTTTTCAATGCTGTAAGTTTTAGCAATTCTTGTTCGCGCATCATTAAATTCGTTTATTAACTGCGTATCGCCAGACTGCGCGAGACGGCGACTAATTAACGCCTCCATTGCATCTGCTGCTTTGCGTTTAGCCGCTCCCAACGCTTGTTCTTCCGCAGTTGGCGCACCAGAAAAATGCTTTGTCGCTTGTTGGCGCAAAGTCTTTACTAAAGTAACTGCGGTTTTAGAATCAAAGTTTGGTTGATTTATAGCATTAACAAGGTTGTTAATTTTTTCTGCACCAGCCAAAGGCAAATCTGGAAAAGCGCGTAACAATTCTTGCGATTCCGCATTTATTGTAGCGATGTCAGAATAAAAATCATTGTCCGCAGAAAAAGCACCAAATGATTTAAGTTTTTCGTAAACTTTTCCAGACTCGGCACGAACTCGCTCTAATGCGGTTTTGGTGATTTGTTCACCAACAGGCAAACCAACGGCTTCGGCAGCAAGGCGATTGGTAACCTCTTGGTTTTTGCCGGAAGCAATCTGTTGCAACGCTGCTTTGCCGCTGATGCTTTCGAGAGCAATATTACCAACGGTTGGACGAACCGAAGCAGGAGGCACGACATATCCCTCTGGGCGTGCGGCTGCAAATTCTTTTTCCGCAACCGTTTTGCGTGGTGAAGCAATTTTTCCGTATGGCAAAGTACCGCCTGCAATGCCTGCTGCTATTGCTAAAGGCGCAGGCGCTCCCATTTCTGTTGCGGTTTGGGCGCTTGCCGCGCTAGTTCCTGCGCCCATAATTTGACCACTAGGGTTTTGCGCCATTAAGGACGCAATTCGCTGGCCTTGAGTTGCCCCGCGCTGATTAGCAATATTGGTTGCAATGGTTTGTGCGGTTCGCGGAATACCCGATGCTCCAGTCATTGCGCGGGTTGCTTCGTATCCAACACGCTCGGCAGCCGTTTGCGGCTCCGGTAAACCAATAGCCGTCAATCCACGCTCTACTGCTTGGCGACCTCTGCCACCCATTAGCAAGGCATCTGCAAGTTCTGACAACCCGTAAGCAGTTACGCCTGCGGCTGCACCGGGAATTGCACCAACTCCGGCAAAAGGCGCACCTACGGCAGCGCCAGTACCGGCAGCGGCGGCATACGGAGCAATAGCGCGACCAACAAGGCCAAGCCCGCGCATGATGCCGGATTCTTCGGGTTGCGTTACAGGCGGCGCAACAGGCGCTTGGGGTGGCGCAACCTCTACCGGCACCCACTTGCCGTCGCGCCGGATAAGTTGTTCTCCGGTTTTTTTATGCCGACCAATGGTGCCTTCTTTGATTTCAGCCATTATTGCACCTCAACATCTTCATCATCAATTTTACGCGGACGATAATTGGGGTTGGTAATGACAGAACCAACATCTAATTTGCGATTTTCAGCAATTGTGGCGTATTCGTTAGCGTATTGACGAATTTTTGAATTGGCAGCCCGCTCATACAATTTGGAAAGGTCTGCAATTTGATTAATTGCACTAACATCAAGAGGCTTGCCTTGAGCAATCCTATCAATAAAGTTTCGAGCGCGAGCCTCAAGACCTTGCGCTTTGATTACGCGGTCAAACTCGCCTTCTCGAACAACCGAAGTGGGGTCAAGAAATTTGTTAAGCAAAATTACAATTGATTGTTGAGACATAGCGTCAATAGCGCGGGGGTCGTTTCTTGCAAAAACCATAATTTCATTAATTTTATTGATTGCTGACAATTCTCCACGCAACGGAGCGGTAATTGTTTCAAAATCGCCGCGCAATTTATCTTCGGCTCTCCAAATAGACGCTTCACTTGGGCCTTTATTAGCCGTATCGCGCACAACCACATCAGGACGCCTAGCGGCAGCAATACGCCCTTGTTGTTCTTCGTAACCGGGAATTGCAACAAACCTTTTTTGCGTTGCATCCCATTGCATCCCGCCACTTGTGGTTGGGGGTTTATCAGGCTGGTCGCGCATCTTTAGCACGCCAAAGTTTCCCGTGCGTTGATACTCCGCAAGGCTTTCCGGCGTAAAATCAGCAGGGCTAACTGCGCCAATCTCCGGTTGCTTCGGCTGCATTGCCCCGTATTGCATCTGCCCAATTTTCTGCACAAGCGGGTTTTGACTGGTCAACACGCCCTCAAGGGCAAGCGCACGCTTTTGTTCAGGCGTAAATTCAGCCTTGTATTGAGGATTGGCAAGCATTGCAGCCATGCGTTGCGGGTCAGTTTCTCGACCCGTTGCGGTTGGCATATACACTTGGTCATCTTCCGGTCTGCGCCCCAAGCGCACTTGTGGGCCTGCTTGCGGAACCATTTTGGGAGTTGGGGCAGGCATAGCGGTCTTGCGGTATTCCAACCGACCGTCTACCAGTTCCGGCGTTCCCGCTTGTGCAATGTCTTGCATTGCGGCTTCGCCAATCGTCATCGTTTTGGCAGGCTCGGTTAACGCACGAAGGAAATCCCGTGCCTCACGGGTTTGCGCTTTCATTGCGCCTTCTTCAGCCTCATCTGCCTTTCTTGAAAAGTACGCTTTAGTAAACGCTGAAATGGCCTGCGCTAAAGGGGCAAATTTTGGCAACGGGGCTGCTGAAGTTGTATTTGGCACATATTCCTGTTGGGCAAGCATCTCTGCCATACGGCGACGACGGCGTGCCTCGGAGGCTTGCCGTTGATACTCGTCTGGAAGCGCAAAGGTTGAGACTGTTTTGTAGCGTTCGTCAGCCATTCTCAAATCCTCCCCGGTCGGGGCTACCCTGCGGGTTGGTCATCCCCGGCGATTTCTGCATCTTCGGGTACTGCCGCAAAAACTGACGCGGCGCACGGTTGATGTCCGCAGCGTTCTGCGGGGGCGAATACTGCATATCGGTCTGCGCCCCTGCGTTGTTGCTCACCTGCTGGCTCTGGCCCTGCATCTGGAGCATACGCGCCATGCGCTGACCGCGACCGCCGTTCATCATGGGGGGAGCGTTAAAGGTTTGGTAAGGGGTTCTCATTGCAACATCCCGTAGTAGACCATCTTATAGCCTTCAGTCGGGTGCGTAGTGACCGCTTCCGGCTTTACCTGCTCAACCTCGTCAGCCATCACACCTATTTCCCTACGGTTGTCGATGTCGTATTCGTAGATGCCGATGCCGAGCGGGTGAGTGCCAACGCGCACGATGTTCGACTTCAATCGGCGGTCAGATTTCATAGCAAAGCCGGTAGCAGCGCCGCCCAGAATTGAGCCGTACATACCCAATTTGGCGTTGTACGCGGCAACTTGGTTAGCGTAGTTCTGTTGCGCTGCGTTACCCGCCGCTTGTTGCGCTCCGAATATGGGAGCCGCTCCCACCTCTGCGCCCTGATAGGCTTGGAACTGCGGCATCTGCACTTGTGCGCCGCCCATAATGGCTGCAACCTCGTTAAGCGGGAGCGCCCGAAGCGCCAACTGCTCTTGCAACGCCGCCTGACGCTGGGCGTTCTGGAAGTTTGCCGCCGCCTGCGCTTGGTTGAAGCCCTGTGCTTGGAGCGCCGCTTGAGCCTGCGCTTGCTGCAATGCCGCCTGTTGGTTCTGGGCAAGCGAGGCGTTATACAGCCCAGCAATGTCCATCTCCTGCCCAAACTGCTGACCGGCAGCAGCGTTGTACGCACCCGCCGCGCCCAAGCCCTGTTGGAAGTTCTGCGCGATGGCACGGTTAACGGCTTCCTGTGCAGCCTGTCCCGTCTGGAAGGATGCCATCTGCGCGTCTCGACCAAACTCACCCGCCGCAAGCCGCTGCGCGAACTGCTGCGCCTGCGCTTGGTTGGCAAACTGACCCGATTGGAGCGCCAGTTGAGCGTTTTGGGCGATTGCAGCGTTTTGTGCGCCCGTGGCCTGCTGACCCGCGCCAAACCCCGCCAGAGCCGCTTGGTTGGCAAAGCCGCCTAGAGCCTGTGCCTCGCCTAGCCCCTGTTGACGAGCCGCCATATCAAGGCTAATGCCCTGTAACGCGGCCTGCGTTCGGAGGTCGTTTTCCTGTTGTTGCTGCTCGGTGATGGCGGCGTTAAACGCCTCGCCACCACGCACCAGACCCTGATTGGCAAGTTGGGTTTCCAACTGCGCCCGTTGTCGCTGCAACTGCGGGTCGAGGCGCGACATGATGGCCTGCTGCGCCGTCATACCAGCGCCAACCGGCATTGCTGCAAGGTTCGAGGTATCCAACTGCCCTTGAAGGGTCGGGGCAGCGGGGCCACCCTGCGCCGTACCAAACTGGCCTGCGCCGGTCTGCACGCCGCTAATGCCGCTTGTGTCCAAGCCCTGCAAGTTCAGCCCTTGTGGGCCACCCGCAGCCATTCCGTACTGTCCTGCCGTGGGGCCGAAGTTAACCGGCAGCGCCGACACATCAGAGCGTGCGCGACCCTGCAACTCGGGAAGGGTCGGCAGGTTGCCATAACCGCCAAAGTTGAATTGTTGTTCCGGCAAACCCTGCGGGGTGAAATCCGTGCCGTAAACATTTCGCACGCGCCCGATGGCCTGTTCGCCAAGGCCGGACAACGCACGCTCCACCCGCTGCTGCGCCTCTAGGGTCGCCTGTGCCTCGGGGGTCAGGTACTGCTCAATGTTGGGCGTGTCCAAGTCCACCATGGAGGTGAACATCTCTTCTGTTGGCTCTACATCGCCCATGTACTGATTGCTGCGATAGCCCTGTCCTGCCCTCGTAGCCGCCCCCGGCCCCATGCCAGAAGCATCGAAACGACCACCGCCTAACGGCATATCGCCGCCGTAACTTTGCGTGTAGTCCATGCCCTGCTGTTGCGCTCGGTTTGCAGCAGGCATCCCTTCACGCTTCATTCCGTCAAATTGCATTGCAGTGGGTTCGGGCGAAACGCCAAGGTCAGTTCCCATGCCGCCGCTGCCATACATACCGGCACCGCCTATGCCACCGCCCATCTGCACGCCACCGCCGCCCGTGGTGGGCTGTGCAGCGCCGCCGCCAATGTTTACAGGGGCGGTCGGGGGCGCGTTGCCAGCAGCCGGTGCGCCGGTAGTCTGCGCCTGACGCGCACGATATTGCGCCATTGCGGCATCGTATCCAGCCTTATCAAACTGCTTGCGCCCGAAGGTCACACGCTGACCGCCAAGCGGGGTCTGGATGTTGGGGTTACCAAGTCGCGCAGTAAGCCGCGCCGCATCTAGGTTGGCTTGCCCTTGCTGCTGTGCCGCACCCGCGTAGTCAGGCGCTGGCGGTGGTGTTGGTGATTTTTTGCCCATAACGGTGTCCCAAAAAACGGCACGCATCGCGTGTCATGGTTAGGAAAACAATATCACCGTCGGTGTCGGCGTTTTTGATTCGCGCTTCCTCGGTGAAACCCATTTTACGCACAAGCCTTATGGCTTTCGCGTTTTTGCTACCTACGGGGGCGATGATTTTGTCAACCCCGCAGATGTTGAAAGGATAGTCAAACATGGCGGCAAGGTAAGCCGGGGTTAAGCGTGCCAAAGCGATATGGCAGACGATGCTGCGCCCGTTCCAGTTCTCATAGACCACGCCGCCGACAATCTCATCGCCCTTACGCAACCCGATGGCGTTCGACCGTTCGGCGTGATACCCGCCGCCCGTCTTGTCGCACACCCATTTGCCCACCTCGGGGCCGCTTGTTATATGCCAGCCCATCCGAGTTGATACACCACATCGGTTGAAGCCCATTGGATAGCCAGTTTCTTGCTGCTGCTCTGGAACTGCACAGCACCGCAATACCCGACCCCTGTAACGCCCTGCCAGTTGTTCTGAATCTCTAGGTCAGAACCCCAGATGCCCGTATCCCATACAGCCGAGTCCCAAAACGCGGTGACAGGCGGGGTAAACGAGATGGGAGCCACATTGTCGGAGATGTTGAAATCAACATTGATGCCGACCGTTACAGCAGGGGTGCCGTTGCTGAAGATACCGGGACGGGCGCGTGTGAAAATCTTCTTTACGCCGCGAGTCTCAAAGTAGTTAAAGGCTTGCAGTATCCTGCCGTTGATGTTGTTTGTGTCGTCGATGTAGCCCGTGCTATCAACCGTCCAAGCCTTTGCGACAAAGGTAGCCGCGCCAAAGTACGGCGTGTCGTCAAGCAACCCAAAGTGAAAGGCGTTCCAGCCGGTGAACTTGCACCACGCCTTCGTGATGTTGTTCATCACAAACTGTTCTTGACCGCCCTCGCGCACCGGGACATTGACGATTAGGGCGTTGTTCTTCGGGTTGTACAACATGCACCAACCGAAGTTGTCCCTATACGCCGCAGCAGACGCTGCAAACGCGCCCTGTATCTTGTCCGACAAGGCAATGTTGGGGTCGAGCCGCGACGATTGCAGCGCCGAGGCCATCGGGATAAGCCCGTCGAGCGTCAGCACCAGAAGGTCGCCACCGTACTTCATCAGGCAGCGATTGCCGATAGGGGAACCGACAATCCACACGCCGATGAGCGCCCAAGTTGAGGCGGAGGACGGGTCTGTGCCGCGATAGACGATGACCTCGCCCTTGTCGGTGACAAACACAAGGTTGTCATCCACGCCGTAACCCGCGTCAATCGTCCACGATGCCATTGACACCAGCACGCCGCCAAGTCGCGCAATGGATGACAGGTCAAGAACATTTGCCGCGCCGCCAACGCTTGAGGTCGGCAGGTACCACGCCTTAAGGGTGTTCTTTTCGATGAACCACACGCGGTTCTTAAAGAGCGTAGGCGAGTTAAGGGTTGTCGTTGTTACGCCCGTAATGGCAGGCGTGGATATGCTCGTAATGCTTGTCCAAGTCGTACCGTTGTAAAGGTACGGCGTGTTGGTTCCGTTGGCGGCGTACAAATAGTTACCGCCTGCGGTAGTAACATTTGTATATTCCCACTTGCTGTTCGACAGACCGCTGACCGCCGCAGCGCCGATAGCACCCGCGCTCGTAGCGTTGTAGAACTTGCCGTCCGACACCGCCCACAGTTGGTCAGAGGTGCCGCCGCTGTAGGTCATCAGGGTTTCTACATCGTCAGGAAACCCCGTGGCGTGCTTTACATAGCCACCACGCAGCACGACATTTGACACGCCCGGAAAGTAGTTCTCCAACTGCACGGCATCCGTAGGAGCCATGTTGGCGAGAGAGTCCCGTGCGTTCCACCCGCCCACGGGCGAGGGGAGACTTGCGACATTTGCCGCAGCGCGTTGAACAAGGCGACGGGATACAGGCATTAGTTCTCGTACCCGTAGCCGCTGTCAGGAATGTTGTCGTAGCCGATGAGAACCGTACCCGGACGCGGGGCAAACGAGAGGTTGGCAGCGCCCGTGTCTTGCGCGATAGCCGTCTCAAGTTCAGCGATGTAGTCGCGAAAGATGGCGGTCGTATCAAAGCCCTTCGACTCAAAATACTTGAGTTTGGTGGACAGCACCATCACGCGGTCGGGATAAATGCAGGTGTCATTGTCGGCAGTCAGCGAAGTCTTTGCGACACCTGTTGCGCTTTCGGCCCATGCGTTGCTGCGGTACTCAAAGCCGAGCAACTCCCCGGCGTTCATTCCGGGCCAAATCTGGAAATACTTGCCGAGCAAGCGATAACGGATACGGGGGCCGGTCGAGATGTAGCCCGACAGCAGCCACTCCCATTGCTGTGCGCTCTCGGGGCCAAGCATCTCCCAACGCTTTGACTTGTCCCAATGTGTACGGTTGACGCTGCTGTAGTAGTCAGCGGGAAGCCCGTACTTGACCTTCTGGAAGGTCAGGCCACCGTCTACCTGCGCCTCGGTTGGCTCGTAGTTGATGCTGACCGTGGTTGCAGACGGCACGCCCGTGACATAGGTGGCGTTAGGGATGCCAACGCCCTGCACCTGATAGGTCGTGTCAAGCGCGGCAGTCGAGGGGATGCCGGTGATGGTGTACGACGAGGTAGACCATGTGCCGGTCGTAGAAATCGCCTCGGTGTAGAAGGTGTGCTGTTTGGTGAGTTCGCGCCAATCAGCGCGACGCATCAACTCATACCCCGAGGCGTTCATCAACGCGAGGATTTGCACTACATCTTGGTTGGGATTACCCGCCACCGTTGAGGGGATGGGCAAGCCAAGTTCAGCCGTCACCTGCTGAACCAGCGCCAACATAGTTGTAGTACCCATGCGTTAACTCTCCACGATGGCTTCCTTCTTCGGGCGACCAGCAGGCTTACGCGCCAAGAGCGAAGCCATTTGTGCCTGAAGTTCAGCCAATTGCTTTTTGGTTTCGTCCAACTGGTTCTCTGTCTCGGAGCGATTGCGCCGATTAAGGAACGCCTTTGCCTTTTCACGCAGACCGGGGCCGCCCATGCCGATGCGCTGCAACTGCGCGTCAGATGCGGCTGCAATCTGCTCTACGGTCTGGAACTTGAGGATGCGAAGTTCCTCGATGTGTCCACGGGTGATGTCGCCGTTGCCTTCAGCAAACCAGATGTCAAGCGAGGTTCCAACTGCGGGTGCGTCTTGCTCGTTCTGTTTCATCTGGAAGTACAGATACTGACGCGGAAACCGCTTCTTGTGGTCTTCCGTCATCGGCTGCTCGATGATGGTCGTCTTGTCGCCGGGGATGTTGATGCGAACGAACGGCTTACCGTCCCACTTCGGGTCTACTTCTTTTGCAAGGTAGAACTCAACCTGAAGTTGCTCATCGGCGTTGTAGATGTCGCTGTCTAAAGGCATCGTCGTTTACTCCTGTGGGGAGGGTGGGAAAATCACAAGTTGTTTACTTGCGTTAAGGTAGCAATAACTGACGGAATCGCAGGCCAGACGCTTGTGGCGCTGGCCGCAAGGATTCTAACGCTGGTATCGTCTGTTGCCCACATCAATTCTACATATTGGGTGGGTTCTAACTGGATGATGAAGTTCCACGCCGCAACCGTTCTGGCAGCGGTTCCTTGAATGGCTATCGTGGTGGCTGTGTTCGGGACATTGGTTCCGTTCTTCCGAAGCCAGATGTAGATGTTCCCAGCGCCGCCAGAAGTCTTGTCCAATTGCGCCGAGAATTGCACATTGTAGACACCTTGGAAGTCTGCAACGAGGCGCGAGGTAGGCGAACCGATAGACACGCCGTTGCTGCTGTCGGTGGTGTTAAACACCATGCCGTAGGCGGTATCAATCGACGCTGCTGTTTGCGTGGTGGTGTCTGAAAAAGCCCCAAAGTGCAGGATGGGGACAGCGCGACCGAAGCCTTGCAGTTCTTCCCACAGCGAGTTGCTTACGGCAAAGAACATCCCAGAGCAATCGGGGCTAATCGTGCCGAAGCCTGCATTGTTGATGCTGCTGTTTGCGTCATACGGGTAAACCGTGATGGGGTTAGCCGTGCTGTTCTTGACGATGACGGTTGCACCCGCCTCGGTCTGCGGCAGCCTTACGCCCGTGCCAACCGCTGCGCTGTTCACATTGGTGTAAACATAGGTTATCTGCGTAGCGTTACCCGCAGATGTTCCGGCTGCGGTTGCCGTAGAGACACCATCGCCGCAGATGGACACGGTAGCCAGCGAGTTAACACCGGCTCCTAGCACCCTGCTCGGGATAGCCATCAGGCCACCATGTCGAGCGCGTGGCGCTCCTTGATGATGGCGGCAATGAGGCCGGGGCCGACCGCCTCCACGGTGATGTCAGGCATCACGCTGTAAATCATCTGGAATTCGTTAGCCTGCTGCGCCATCGCAGCATTGCAGGTGAACTTGCGTTTCTCAACGCCTACATACACATCCATCGTCGGGCCGGTCATTTCGCCCGTAAACCGCTTGATGCCATCGGCACGGTTGCAACTGTCGTAACCGTACAACACAAACTTGCGGAACCCGAAAAGGTATCCGATGTTGATGGCACGCATACCCGAGGTCGTGCCGCCGCCGACTGCAAGTTTGCCTGCGCCAAGCGCCTTGAACTCCGGGCCTTCCGTCCATGAGTGCCACAGCACAACCTTGCGCTCTTTCAGCGTGTCAAAGGTGGCGGGAGGGCAGCGGGAGGCAACGAGATAGGTCGTGTGCGCGTTATGGCGCTGTATACCGCTTGTACGGTCACGCGGGTCGAGGTTAACCCACAGGTCAGGCTCGATGCCGTTCTCGCACAGGAAGTCGTGTGCGGCCTTTACAGCGACGATGGGGCGACCAGCCTTCTGGTGCGCCCTGATTTCTTCAACATAGTCGGGCATTGACCACCCACTCGCTACACACACGAATGTTCCATCGTGGGTGAAGAGAGCGGGGGCCAACTCTGGCAACCCACGGGCAAGCGACGAACGAATGTTGGAACAGAGTTCCTCCGGTTCGCCAGCCGCCTGCACCGTGAGTTCCAGTTTTCGCATGATTACGGGGTTGCGTTAGACGGAACCGGGATAACCATGCTGTACGCCGCCACAGCCGTCATGGCCGAGGTAGCCGAGGCAGTCACTTCCGTGACCACGCCAGCGACCAGAGCGCCCGACACGGTGGCATCGTCCAACCGCCCTTCGGTGCTGGTGGTGTAGAGGGCAACTGCCGGGAGGCAGGAAGCCGACACATTCACCCGCACCTTGCCGCCGAGATGCACCCAGCCGTAGTAGCCGGAGGCAATCGACACCTGCGCGAAGCCGACACGCTTGGTGTCAGCAACACGGGCGGTGGTGGCGTTCAGAGCGATGTTGGTGTTGGGGATAGCGACGGCGTTGTACTGCGCGATGGCCGAAGCCGCCTGCACATACACAGCCATGCCACCGTCGTCGAGCGTCACAACCGTGCCGGGATTGATGGCAGCAGTTGAGTCGGTCGAGCCGAGGGCGGGATACGCAAAACCATTTACGATAACAGCCATTTTTGTATCCCCTATCAGTTAATCAACACGCCGCAGAACTGCGGGCCGGAGGAGGTAAGGTTACCCGCCCAGCCAATCAGTTTCACAATCATTCTGTTACTTCGCCTTTCGGCTACTGACCACCCTTTCGGATGGCGGGGCAACCTCTTCGGGTCACCCTCTGCGGCTTCTTTGGTTATACCGCAGTTCAGACTATCGCATGACAAGCCTTTTTCGCTTGTCCCCTCTCACTTAGTCGTTCAGCCTGCTTTCGCTTGGCCCCTGTTACCCGCTTCCGGGCTTCCAAGTCAATCAGAGAGGGTTTATAGACGCCATTAGTGAATCGTAGGTTTAGCGTCTTGGTTGACAGCCTGACGGTCGCCGCCAATCGGGACAAAGTTTCTGTCCTTGTGGGGGCGGAACATCAGGTACTTGGTGTTGAGGAACCACATATGGTTCGCGTTACCGACACCGCCGTTATACGACGACGAGCCGATACCACCGTCAAGCACCACATCCGAAGCCATGCCAGCGCCGAAATACTTCAGCGAAGCAAAGCCAGCACCAGCCATGCCCGAACCGGAGTCCGTGATGCGCTGGATAGCCTGCAACGACTGCAAGTAGAACTTGTAGTAGTTGTTGTCGGCAACGATGAGGTCAGGCTTGTCGGTACCGCGAATCAACTGAACCGCAACCGCATCCATGTAACCTTGGATGTTGCTGCTGGTCACAGCGCCCGTGCCGTCGCCAGTCGCCGAGAAGGCAACCGAACGCCAGAACTGCCACACCTGACGGTTGATGCCGCCGTAGGTGCCGGTGGACGGGCTGTCAGGCACAGCGGCAGCAAGACCCGTGAGGTTCTTACCCGCGTTGCCGGTGCCGTCACCGTAGAGGTCACCGCTGATACGGTTCGCCAGTTGCGCCTCGGCAACCTCCATACGACCGTCGAGCAGGTCGATGATGGCTTCCTTACCCGAGTTTTGAATCATTTCAAGACCCGAGATGGACACAGCAGACGCATACTGCGTGATGCTGAACTGCGCCGCACTACCAAATGTTCACAAGGTTTCGTTACTTCCTTGCCGCCCTTTCGGACTGCTGCATATTTCTATGCAGAGCAGACTATCTCACAACCCTTTCGGGTTCTTTGCACTTCGAGCCACTTGGCCCTACGAGGAGTCACCCTCTAGTCGTTACGCCTTCCCTTTCGGGCTTGGCTCGGTGTTGCCTTCAACTAAATGGTCAGGGTTCCACCGAATTCACAAAGTTCATTCAATGCAAATTGCTTTGCAAGGCCACTAGTATGTCAATGGGACTATTCTGACCGACATTCAGCACCTCGTAACCCGAATAGGAATTCGTGTTGTTGGTGGTGGTGTCGTTGTACATGATTTCTTGCAAAATCACATTACCGCCCGAGAATGTTTTGACATTCCCGCGCTCTTTCAGTCGACGAAGCAACGCATTGTTGTTCGTGACATTATCCGCGAGTTCACCGCTACGGGATTGGATGTTAGTGGCGATGATATCGCTGATACTGGAATTGGCATAAGCCATTTCAATACTCCTATATCAGTTAATTACAACCGCGAACTGGATTCATCAAACGCTTCCTCCAGCATTGCGCGGCGACTATGCGCCTTGGGAGCCGTGTTGATTCCGGGTGTGGAACCTCTGACGCTTACCGCAGCAGCCCGAGCAGCCTTTGCCGCTCGGTCTTTCACTTGCGCTTGACGCTGCACAACCTCTGCCTGTCGGGCCGATTGAACTTTGTCAAACAAATCCGAATCCAACCGAATGGCCTTCTCGTAAGCATCGTCCAGCGTCTCAGCCACCCCAGATTGGAGCAACTGAATCATCGTCGGACGCGCCTCCTCGAAGTGTTCGGCTGTCATCGAAAAACTGTTGATTTCGTTCAGCAGGGTCTGGTTCTCTGCCATTTCCTGCTGCTGTTTCCATCCCATGACCTCGCCGCGAACGGTGTTCAGTTCGTTCTGCAACTGGTACACCATCGGGTCAACCGAGGGTTGGGCGACCTGCTGACCGCCCTGCATGGCTTGGTTAAGGTTGATGCCGTAAGACGCAGCCAACTGCGTCAGGTACGCCATCTTCTGTTGTGGGGGGCTGTTACGCAGCGTGTAGTCGGCCTGCGCGAGAGCGGCAACCGCCTGCTCGGGCTTCATCCCTAGACCTTGGATGGTCGGCAGGTACGGCTCCAACGCCTGATTCATCGCATCGGCAAACTGCGCCTTGGAAAGCAGCGGCTCTACGCCGCGCTTCATCTGCTCTTCGCGCTGCCAAGCGTATTCTTGAATCTTGGGGTCGGCCTTTGACCAATATTCGTGGTATTCCTTCTTCCACGAAGACGGGGGCTTGCGCCATACGGGTTCGTCGGCGGGTTCAGCGGCTTGCTGCTCGGCCTGCTTCTCGGCGTACCGGCCTACCTCGTCTCTCGGCTGCGCTTCGGCGCTCTGCTCAAACTGCTGCTCCAGCAATTCCTTGCGGTCGAGCGTTTCTGCCTGTGGGGCTTGTTCCATTACCGTCTCCTGTGGGGGTCGTGGGTAAATCGGACTTCATCGCGCAACCGCGACAACAACCGATTGGCATCCGAATGGGTCATGTTCGCCAACTGGTGACGCAACACATCCACTCGATTGCCTTTCGGCTTCTCTTTATTGACAAACTTGGTCGGGTCTTCGTTACCGACCTCAATGCAACCGTTGGCCTTGAGGTGCCGACGGTGCTGCGAACGCGAGGTAATCATGCGTCCGTCAATCATGGACTTGTACGGCGCAATGTCGGGAAGGATGTAGTGGTGTCGCCCACGCTCATCGCGCTTGCGCTCTACAAACTCGCCATCGACCATCACATAAGTTCGTTTCATAAAAACAACAATACTTCTTCGTCGTCCATCTCTTGATGCTCTCGCATCAACCTTTCCACTCGGTCAAGGTCGCCCAACAAGGCATCCCAGTTAACCGTGGGTTGCTCAATGTTAACAGTTAAATGCGGTTCAACAATCCTCTCTGCAACTTCTGGTCGTGTCTCATGCAGTTGTTCGTAAACCGAGATTAACTCTTGCTTGCGCCTTTCGCGCTTCGCTTGGTCTTCGTCCCAATTTTTCTTACGCTTTTTGTCGCCTTCATGCGAGTCGTCGAGGACGATGATTGGCTGGACAGAGGCGGTGAGGGTTCCGGTTGCTCCGGTCGCTTCCACACCGATAAGCGCAGCCTCTCCTTGAAGGTCGAGAGAACCTGTTTGACCAGATGCTCCCACACCGGAAAGGGCAACCTCGACCGAATCGGTTTCATCTCCAACGACTCCAACGGCGCTGACACCCGTAAGGCCCGCCGTAATGCTTGCTCCGAGGCTTCCCGTCTCGCCTGTAGCAGAATTGCCCGAGAGCGTGACGCTTTGCGAGGTGCCAAGGCTACCAACGCCGCCGGTTCCGGTGACGCTTGTGACCGGGAGGCTGTCCCATTGCGCGTCATCCCATGTACCTGTGTCCCACGGCCCCTTCGCCACGACTCATCACACAATCCGCAGGAGCGCGGTTGAGGCATCGTTGGTCGGCATGGTCAGGATGAAGTTACCCGCCGTGACCGTCTGCGACCCGAAGGTGTAAACCGCTACCGCCTTGTCAGCCTGCGTGCTGTTGTACATCAACACCGCGTCAAACGGCGTAGTCAGCGTCACCCCGGTGTAGGTCAGCGAGGCAGAGGGAGTCCAATACGCCGTGGTTCCCGTTGAGGTGGGCGCTGTGGCGTTCGTTACCGTGATGCCACCTGCGCTGTACCCTGCGCCCGACACCTCCCCAGAGGCGTTATAGGCGGTCGTGGCAGCGTTAACCGTGGCGGTGGCTTCGTAGAGCGCAGCCTTGAAGGTGTCCTTTGCAGTCGTGCCGCGAGTCGGGGGCGTGCCGATGGCGTGTACACCGCCCAGAATCTCGACCTTGAACGAAGTACACAGGGCTTGTGTGTTAGCCATCAAAATTTCTCCAGTTCGGGGAACAGCGCCGGGGCTTCCTTGAGGTGGACATGGACAGACCGATGGACAAGTTCACCCTCGTGCCAATACTCGACCCAGCGCGTATGTTCGTGGTCGTTGTTAACCTCGCCCTCGCGCTTCTCCAGCAGGGCTTCATCCATCATCCCTTTGGTCGTCGTAATCATTGCAGTCGCGGCTCCAGTTCGAGGGTCTGCTGCACCGCCTCCACGCCCACAGCCCGACCGTCAGGGCCACGGATGATGCGCTTCGGGGCGGTCAGCGTCGAAAGGGCAGAGCGCACGCCCTTCATGTTCTCGTCGTTGGACGATGCCATCTGACCGTAGAGCGCCACGAGGTTTTGCATGGCCTGCCTCACCTCACCGCCCATGTCCTGCATGACGCGCTCGGTGACGGCTTGCTGCTGCTCCAGAGCGGGGATGTCGAGGCCGGGGTTAGCCGAGATGCGTGCCACCATGATTTTGGTTGCAGCGTCCAAGTCTGCCTTGTACTTCGCCATCTGCTGTTCGGCGGCGATTTTCTGTTGTGCAAGTTGCGCCTCAAACTGCTGTTTCAGCGATTCAAGTTGCTGGTCGTTCTGCGCCTTCATCGCCTCGACCTGCGAAGCCTGCTGCAACTTTGCCTGCTCAACTTGCATCATCATCTGCGCCTTCGCCTGCTCGGCCTGCGCGACCATCTGTGCGCGTTGCGCTTCCGGGTTCTCACGCGGTTGCTGTGCAGCCATCTTTAATTGTTCCACCGCTGCGTCAATGCTGCCCTCAAGCGGTCGAGCGGCCTTGAACGCCTGCACGCCGTACTTGAGCAAGTCCATCATCACCGGGATGAGTTCGGGCGATGCTTGCCCAACTGGGAGCGCCTGTTGCAAGAAGCCACCGAAGGCTTGCAGGAACTGCATCCTGTCCTGCTTCTCTTGCGCCTCGTCAATCTGCACAAGGCTGTCAGCGGCGATGTCAATGCGGAAATTACGCAACGGCTTGTCGCGGATGAGTTGCAACGCCTGCGGGATGAGCGCCTTGTCAGCGTCTGACATCTGCTCGGCGGCGGCGTAGGCGAGGATGGTCTGCGGCTGGTAGTGCAGGCACATCACCTGCGCCTTCAGCCGAATGACCTCGGTAGCGTAGAGCGCCACATCCTCCTGCATCGACCGCAGACGCAGGCCAGCGTACTGACCCTTAATCTGCTGCGCGGTTGCAGTCTCCGAGGCGGCAGACTGACCACGGATGATGTCAGCGATGCCCGTGATTTCGTATATCTGACCCTTGATGTCGGCACGCGCTTGGTAGCATTGCAGAAGCGCCTGCGCGATGGTGTCGAGCGGCAGAAGGTCGATGCTGCCCTTGAGTCCACCCTTTTCGCCAAACGCTGCCCATTTGTCTACCGGGATGAGGGCGTTGTTGTCGCCCTCGGTCATCAGGCGTTGGAGCGCAGGTTGGCTTGCGTCGTACACGCCGCGCACCCGCAGAGCCTTCACCAATCCGTCGATACGGTCAGACAGGATGTCCAACTCCATCGCTTGGTCTTGGTACAGCACAAAGTCCGGGACGGGTACGAGGTTGTCCGAGGTCGTCGTGGCGTACAACGGTTTCGGACAAGGAAAGAACCCTTCCACGCCGAGCGGGTCTTCGCGCACATCAATGAAGTGCGGCATACCCTTGCAGAACCAATAAACCTTTAGCGTCTCCTTGTCCCACAACTCGCATATTTTGGCGAGGTTGTACTGACGCTTGCTGTCGCGGTAGGCGTTGAGCGTCTCCGGGCCTTGGTCGGTCGGGATGGTGCGTGCCATTTCCTCGCCAAACCGCTCTACGATGGCCTCACGGGTCATGTAGACCCAGCGCCATACCTGTCCTACCTCTTCCCAAGTGCGCCCTTGAGAGTGTCCAAAGTCTTTCCAATGCACATAGTCAACCGGGGCGCGTTCGTACTCGACCTGCTCCAGCGGCGGCGGCGCACCTTCACCGGCTTCGATGTCCGAGGTGATAGATAGACCGTCATCCTCAACCCCGATGGGGGCCACATGGGGTTCGTACCGCACCCATGAGGTTCCGCGACCGCCGAGGAATCTATCCTCGACATCGTATTTCATGGTCGAGCGGAAGTCCGGGTAATGCTCAATCTCAAAGTCTACGGCGCGTTCGATGAGGCGTGATGCCACGCGGCCCACGGGGTCGTTATCACCGAAGCGGCGCTGTACATCAGCCTTCGGAAGTTTGGCGTAGACGGCAGGAATCAGCGTCTGGACATTTGACCACAGGATGTTGAACTTCGCCGTCTCGTTGCCGCCAGAGCCACGGGTGTCGTCGCGGTAACGCTTGACCAGTTTCTTGACACGCGCCTGCCACTTGGCGAACTCGTTCTCGTAAGTACCCACAGCACGCAGGTACTTCTCTAGTTCTTGGCTAACGCGCTCGTCCATGTTCAGTCCTTCTTGTTTCGCGCAGAGATGGCACTAGCCTTCGCACGCGCATCCTCTTTGCTCGACGCACCCCACGCACGCAGCGCGAGAGCGAGGCGGGTAGGCTTGCCGTTCTTCTCCATCGGGCCTGCCATGTTGCCCATGCGTGCGAGGAACGAGGCGCGGCGAGGATTATCGCCGCCCTTCACCGGAGGCTTGAGGGTGCCGCCCGTCTCACGCTTGTACGATGCGCGACCAGCGGCGTTGAGGCCACCCTTCGGGTTCTTGCCTTCCTTACGCTGCCACGCTGCGCTCATCAGTAACCCTTTTTCTCTGGTTTAGCGGTCTTGGCGCTTTCGCGGAACGCCTTTGCGGTCGGCGCACCAGCCTCTCCGGGCTTACGCATCCTTTCGCCGGAGCCAGCCTTGATGCGCTCCTGTTTGGCTAGGATGTTGGCGTAGAGTCCGGGCTTGCGGTTCATTTGCTGAACAACCCAACTGCGAGAACAGCAGCGCCTGCACCCGTCGTGACCTTCCACGGGCCGGTAGCCGCGTTGAGGCCAAGTTCGAGGCTATACACACCGATGGGCGTGTTGGCAGGGATGGCAAGCACGGTCGTGCTGCCGTCGATGATGCTGACGGTCGAACTCACAGCCGTGGATACCGTCACCACGATGCGATGCAGGTAGTCGTTTGCTGCGCCATTGGTGCCAAGCACCTGCGCGGTCTGCGAGGCGGCGACCGTCTCGTAGGGGTATTGATACGCGATGTTAACGCCACTCATATTCGCGCCCTCCTTGAGACGCTGCGCTCATGCACTTGCCACATATCGTTAAGGGTGACTTCGTTCTGCGGCCCAACGATAAGCACCTTGCCCTCTAACGGCTTTTGCGCGGCAGGCTCTTGCCTCCACGCAACTGCCAACATACGGAAAGCGTCGGCAGGGTGTGATGTCCAATCATGTCGGGGTGATGCCCTGAACGCTTTCTTGTCCTCATCATACTCTCGTTGATATTGGCGTAAAGCCTCTATCCCGTCGCCACATTTTACGGAATTGAACCAAGTTCGGGGCAACATTTGGCGAACTGCTTGGATTCCGTCTTGTAAGCCAATGTTAGGAACGACCGACAGATTGGCTATCCCGAGGTGGTCAGCCAACTGCTCGACGATGCTGCGACCCGTCTGCAGGCTCTTTGCCCGAGCGTCATGCGGGAGGTAATGCTTGGCATACCGATAACCTTTGTTAACGACTACCTCTGCGATAGCGCGGATGTCTGCACCCGAGATGGCGAAGAAGTCGATGACGCGCACCTCGCCGCTGATGACCTGATACCAAAAAATCGCCGTATCGTCTCGATACCCCAAGTCCCACGCCGTGTATACGGGGTGACCGGAGTCGTGCCGCACATCTGGGTTGATGCGCCCCTGACTATCTGCCTGTCGCATCTCTGTGCCGTAGAACGCGCCGAGGATAGCCGCCTCGAAACTGCACTCGTACTCTTGGAGATACTGGTCTTCCGACAACTGCGCCTTTGCTGCGTTGAGTTCGCCCTGCGGTAGCAGCCCTGATTGGCTAGCAGGCAGGCGTAGCAGGAACCACTCATCGGGCAGGCGTTGGGCAGTCTCGTAGATGTCCCAGAACTGGTTCTTGCCCTTCGGCGTACCGGCAAACACAGCCCACCCCTGCTTATCCGATAGGGCTGGGCGTATGACATTGCCGAACACGCTGGGCTTGAAGTCGCCGTACTCGTCTAGGTAGATACCGCTGAACCCGAGGCCGCGCATAGCATCTGCGTTGTCGGCTCCGAACAGGCTAACCTTCGCGCCGTTAACCAGCGTCAGGGTCATCTGCGCTTCGTTTGCGTCCTTGATGAGCGGTTCGGCGAAGTATTTGAAGTAGTCCCATGCAATGCGCCGCGCCTGATTCTGGTACGGGGCAACATAGCCAAACAGGCCGTTCGGCCCGGAGTACATGAAGGCTGCGCGGATGATGTCGTTAACCGCTGCGACAGTTTTTCCTGCTCTTCTGTGCGCGACGAGGCACCCCCAGCGTTTGGTGCGCTCATGGAACGGCAGGAAGGCTTTGCGGGGCGTATACGGCAGCAGGACGCGCTGCTTCACTCGGGCTGCAGCAGGACGCGCTGCTTCACTCGGGCTTGCCCCATGTCGCTTCGATTTGAATCTTGCCGCCCTCTGGGCCGCTGTGTTCGTGGCGTGCAAGTTTAGGCACATGGTATTCGAGTAGGTCGCTGAAGCACTTGAACGCTGCCTCTGCGCCCTTGTCTGCGTGTATCTCGTCAAGCCAGCCCTGTAGTCGCTCTGCGTTGTTGTCCACAAAAGCGGCTATCGCCTCCCGTGCGGCGGCGGTTGACTTGTTCGGGCTTCCTTTGGGTCTTCCTGCTGGCATACCGGGGTTAATATATCTCGATTGTTTATCTAATGAAACTATCTTTGCCGCTGTTGCCTTGGGTTAACTCGACGCGCTTCTTCTTCGTGTAAGCGTTCGGCGTAGCGTGTGCTTTCGTCCGGTGTTTTGAATTTGCCGAGGTGTTCGCCGGTTCGACGATAGTGCTTGATGGCTTCATCTTCACTTACGATGCGCCCGTTGACGACCGTAGGGATAAGGACTTCTTCGCCGTCGATGTTAACGCCCATGCTGCGTATCGTGCTGATACCGCCTTCGCCGGGGATTTCGTTCTTTACGCCAAGCCGCTCGTTAAGGTTGATGTTCCCCGGTTCAGTCAGGTTAAACATCGCCATATCTTCTGCGCGGTAGTTCCGCAAAGCGTCGGCTATTTTTCTGGGCTTATATGGCATT